GTCACTCGCGGTGATCTTCCTTGGTGGTATCAGAAAGCTGAGGATCATAATCGCGCAGGTGCACATTTTCAATGGCTGGTTGACAACGTCCATGAGAGTGAATGGGCATGGGTTGGTAGCACCGTTGATTATCTTCTCCCTAATACTGAAGATATAGAAACTCTAAAGGAAAGAGTTGACAACATGGTTGGAATTTTATATAATAGTTATGTTACACAATGAGGTATCTATATGAAACTAAGTACAGAAACAATTGATACATTGAAGAACTTTTCAACTATCAATTCTAGTATTCTTTTCAAGTCTGGTAAGACATTGACAACAATCTCACCACTGAAGACTGTTCTAGCAACTGCTAAGATTGCTGAGGACATTCCAAGTGAGTTTGCCATCTATGATCTAAACAAGATGCTTGCTAAGATCGGACTACATAAAGATTGCGAACTGGAGTTTGAGGAAGATCGTGTAGTTTTTGATAGCGGTCGCCGTTCAGACTACATCAAGCATTGCTCACCAAAGGTGATTGTAACTCCACCAGATAAGAAGTTGACTGTCTCAAATCCAGATTATTCATTTGATCTAAGTCAGGAAGATCTTGAGTGGCAGCGTAAGAGCGCATCTATCTCAGGCTCACCAAACTTTGTATTTGAAAGCGATGGTGATAAGATCTATCTTGTGTCAACTGACGTCAAGGATGATTCCGCTGATCGTTCTCAGACTGAGATTGGTGAAGGTGACGGTCGTAAGTTTTCTATTGTCATGAAGGTTGAGAACTTCAAGATGATGGAAGGTAACTACACAATTGAAGTCTCAAAGCGTGGTCTGTCTAAGTTTACTAACAAGGACAAGGACATTGAGTATTTTATCGCAATCGAAGCAGCACAATCGAGGTTTGAATAATGAAGAAATTAATCATGACATTAACAATTCTATTCACCCCACCAACATGGGCTGATGATCCAAGGTACTACACCGAATACAAGAATGAGTGGAATGTGACTGATGCTTGGAATTACAAGTCAACTCAGCAGTTTCTTCGTTTCGGTGTAGAGTTTGATAAGTGGTATGCTGAGGTTGGTCCTATGTACAGCGGTGCTGGAGAACTAAATTATTCCAGCGAAGTGGGATACAAGTTCAAGATCACTGATCGTCTACAACTCAAGGGTAAGTTTGAGACCAAGGATGCAGGTTCAAAACTAGAAACTGAATTTCGTTATTATTTTCACTGATGAACATTGCAATTTTTTATCATATATTTCAGATAAATCATTGGGAGAAATTATACACGCAACAAATACTTTCTCTGCAACAATCTGGTGTGTATGATGCAGCAAACTATATTCATATTGGGATCAATGGAAGTCTACCACTACCATTTGATCTTATGAAGGTCAATAAAACAAATAGAAATGTGCACATCGATATAGGTGAAGCTGATACTCTAAGAGATCTTCATAATTTTTGCAAAGAACATACAGATTATAAGGTGTTATATCTAAACATGTTGGGAGTTTCTTTTCCAGAGAATTTTCAAAATAAAATTTCATGGACTCAGTATCTCACACACTTCAATGTAAATAATTGGCAAAGATGCGTACAGTTATTAGATAATTATGATTGTGTTGGAACTGAGTGGACAACTAAGCATCCATCTTTGGGTACTGATATTTCACCACATTACGCTGGGAATTTTTGGTGGGCAAATTCTTCTTACATAAACAGATTAGATCTTAATTATTTGTATGGTAATAAACCTTATGGATTTGATGATTGGAAAGGTCAAAGAAGACATTTATCAGAGTTTTGGATTGGTACTGGATCACCAAATCATTATAATTTTTATTCAAGCAATAAAAACAAGTATATTGAATTGGTGAATCCATCGGAATATGAACACATTTGAGGTAATTATGGCATATACAGAAGTGCAAAAGACAGCAATCAAGGGTTGTCTACAGGAAATTTCTAATTCACTAACTAGAATTGAGGCTGAGAGGGATCTCATCAAGGAAGTCCTACAGCGCATGGCTGATGAGTTTGAAATCAATAAAAGACTTGCTCGTAGGCTCGCAAAGGTATATCATAAGCGTAACATTGAGGAAGAAGTTGCACAGGTGCAAGAACTCAATGACACTTATGACATGTTGACTAAGTAAGTATGTTGGGGATGTTCGATCTAGAAGCGACACACTCACGCCAGACTGCTCGTCGCGGATTCACCCTCCCATCCCCACTTTTCTTTATTATGGAGTTATATTATGAAGTATAAATCTAATTATAGTGGATCTGGCATTAGTCAAAATAACTCTCTGTCTAGAGATATAAATCGTGGTATAAGAGAAGCCCAAAGAGGAATGCCTTCTTTAGAATTGACTTCTAAGTGGAGATCAGAGTATAATAAATCTTCTCTATCATATATCATGCGATTTTATGACTATAAGAAAATTAAAAATAAATTTCGCAAAAAGGGTAAAGACGCAACTGAGGAACAGATACGCGAGGCTTGGTGGAGAGAATCGAGAAAAGAATCAAAGAAATGATTTTTATTATGGAGTTATATTATGAGCGAAGCGTTGTGGGTCGAGAAGTATCGACCAAAGACTGTTGAAGAATGTATCCTTCCCGAGGATTTAAAATCCACTTTCCAGCAATACGTTGATCGCAAGGAGATTCCAAATCTTCTTCTCTGCGGTACAGCAGGTGTTGGTAAGACTACTGTAGCCAAGGCACTCTGTGAAGAGGTTGGCTGTGATTATTTAATGATCAACGGATCGGATGAGTCGGGCATCGACACTTTCAGATCTAAGATTAAGAACTATGCGTCTAGCATGTCGTTTGGCGGCACAAAGAAAGTCATCATCATTGATGAGGCTGACTATCTAAATCCCAATTCAACGCAGCCAGCGATGCGTAATGCGATGGAAGAATTTGCACATAACTGCACTTTCATCATGACCTGTAACTATAAGCATCGTATCATCGAACCGCTACATTCTCGTTGCGCGGTCATTGAGTTTCGTCTGCGCAAAGAAGATCGTCCAAAGATGGCGAAGCAGTTCATGGCTAGAGCAACTCAGATTCTAAACTCTGAGTCCGTGCCATATGATGATAAGGTTCTGGCTGAAGTCATCATGAAATACTTTCCTGACTATCGCCGAGTGTTGAATGAACTTCAGCGATACAGTGTTAGCGGAAATATCGACGTTGGTATCTTACAAAACGTGGCTGATGTTTCCATTGCTACATTGGTCAAGGCACTCAAAGATAAAAACTTCAGTGAGGTCCGCAAGTGGGCTGCTGAGAACGGATATGATGATTCATCAAGATTATTTCGTAAGATCTATGATAATCTGTATGAGATTATGAATAAGAACTCGATCCCACAGGCAGTGCTAATCCTAGCCAAGTATCAGTATCAGTCAGCGTTTGTAGCCGATCAGGAGTTGAATCTTGTTGCGTGTCTAACTGAAATTATGATTGAGTGTGAGTTCAATGGCTGACCTATTCAAAGAGATTATCCCCAGCATTCTACAGACTAAGAAGAACTGCATGCTCACCGACCAAGATGAGAAGTCTTACCCACACTTCATGGTCGGTCGAGCATTGTCTAACTATCCTGATACTGTTCTGATTGCGAACGAGATCAATCTGTATCCGCACCTTGACAATAAACTCAAATATGATTATTTACTAAATATTGTTAAGCCTTACAAGCGTCCATTTGCAAAATGGCACAAGAGGGCGAGCAGCGTTGATTTGGAGGCTGTCAAAGAATATTATGGATATACCGATGCTAAAGCATACGATGTCCTTGCTATTCTAAATGATGATCAGATCAAAGCGATCAAAAAACAATTAGAAAAAGGTGAATAACATGAGCGTGGAGAACTTAGTTGAAGTTGAGTTGGCGGAAAAGAATGACTTCCTCAAGGTCCGTGAAACTCTGACAAGAATTGGCGTCGCAGCCAAAAATCAAAACGTACTGTATCAATCATGCCATATTCTGCATAAGCAGGGCAGATACTACATTGTACACTTCAAAGAACTGTTTGCACTAGACGGCAAGCCTAGCAATATTTCAGACAATGATATTGCTCGCCGTAACACCATTGCCAATCTAATGGAAGAATGGGGTCTGGTGAAACTGGTAAGTAAGAGCAAGAGCGAAACACCTGTTGCTCCGCTATCACAGATCAAGATCATTGCTCACAAAGATAAGCATGATTGGGAACTGGTAGCGAAATATAACATTGGTAAGAAAGGTCGTACAGATGGCGTACAGGCTCAGTAAAAGATCGCTGAAGAATCTGGAAGGCGTTGATAGTAGATTGGTTGAGGTTGTGAATATCGCAATCAAACTCAGCACCGTGGACTTTGCTGTAATAGAAGGTTTGCGCACCATTGAAAGACAGAAGCAGTTAGTTGCGGCTGGCGCAAGTCAGACGTTAAAGTCAAAGCATATCAAAGGCGAGGCTGTCGATCTAATGGCATTTATTGGTAGTCGCGGTTCCTGGGAACTCAATCTATACGATGAGATTGCCGATGCGATGAGAGAAGGTGCAATACAGGTTGGCATACCAATTCGTTGGGGAGCAGCGTGGACTGTATCCGATATTCGTAAATGGAAGGGTACTATGGAAAGTGCCATGAATCGTTACATAGATGTGCGTAGATCAGAAGGCAAGCGACCATTTATTGACGCACCGCATTTTGAAATAGTTTAGAATATATGAATGTGACTACTAATTTGAGGAATTATCTAAATTATGAGTGAAGAAGCAGAAGCAGCACAGTCTGGTGCAAAAGCAAAACGTCAACCATGGGTTGATTATCTAATTGAAAAACTGGATGTCTATAATCTAGAAGCAGATAAGTTTCGCCCATATCGTTGGTACTTTCATGTGGTTCTGGAAGGTGTAAGAAGCGGAGTTGTAACCGATCGCCAGCAACTGAAAGAACAGATGCATGCATACACCAAGCACGTGCCAAGTCTTTCAATCAATCCAGAAAAAACCAAGAATCATATTGAATGTATACAGGATTTTATCCTAAGAACATTTGACGGCGAGGAATCTTAACTATATACTATTCGTGGATGCCTTCGGGATCCACACTTTGTAAACTTGCTTAAATAAGGAGTAAACACATGACAAATCTAAAAGCAGTAAAGTCGCCATGGGATTTTGATAAGTACCTACCATCTACCTTTCTAGGGTTTGATCATTTCTATGATCTATTCGATCGTGCCAGTGATTTGGTAAATTCTACCAACACAGCATTCCCTCCAGTCAACGTAATTCGCCACAATGAAGATACCTATATCATTGAAGTGGCAGTTGCTGGATATGCTCGCGACGAATTGTCTGCGGAAATTCACGACAACACTCTAACCATTACAGGTGAGAAGAAGGCTGCAGAGGGGCGCGAGTATCTTGTAAAGGGTATTGCTGGTCGCTCATTCAAGCGTTCTTTCCTTGTAGCGGATACAGTGGTTGTTCGCGACGCAGCTCTAGCGGATGGCATTCTGTCAATCACTTTGGTAAATGTTGTTCCTGAAACACAGAAGCCACGCAAACTAGAGATCAAGTGAAAGAAAAATTTTTATCATTGTATTGTGACATAGCCGAAAGAATCGCAGAGCTGTCTTATGCCGAGCGTCTGAAGGTGGGTGCGGTGATTGTAAAAGATCACCGCATTCTTTCTTATGGCTACAATGGCACACCGTCTGGATTTGATAATGTCTGTGAACTGAACATGACATCGGTGAGCGATTCAGTCACCAAGCCAGAAGTGATTCACGCTGAGCAAAATGCGCTGATGAAAGTAACACGCAGTCATGATTCAACAGAAGGCGCAGCCATGTTTATCACACACTCGCCGTGCGTAGACTGCGCCAAGTTGATCCTACAGTCGGGCATTCGCGACGTGTACTTCATTCACGCATACCGCAACGATGCTGGACTGAGAGTGCTAGAGGCTGGTGGAGTTTCCCTCCATCAAGTTATCAAGGCTGAACCCCTACCACTCCCCCTATAAAACGATCGCCGCTCCTCGGTCTCCTCTGTAAGCCTGAGCGCATTCGTAAGTTATTGATTTCATTCATGTTTTTCTTACCAAGAATCAACAACTTATAAGTTATTGATTTTCCTAGAGTTTTTATGGTTTACTTTTTCAGCTCGGTTTAGTAAGATATATGTATGATGAAGATAAATGGAAAGCAAATGTTCTACGTGATGAATTCTGAAACCAAGCAAATCCGTTCCTTTGCGGGTCGTGCTCCCCAGTTTGCCTATCGTAAGGTGGCTGAGAAGTACGCTGCGAAGGCGAATCGCTATGGCTATCGCAATTCTGAGAATTGCTATGTGGTGATCAGCGTGGCTGAGTACAGGGCTGCTGGTTACGACAACCTGACTCACAAGGTCGTGAACCTGATGACTGGTCAGGAGGTCGAAGAGTCGATCAACACCCCCTTCAGCTGCTCGGTCAGCAGCGAAACCTACTGGAGCATGTAAGATGACGCACTATAATCGCAAGGCTACGTTCAAGATTCTTGATCTAATCGACGAAGGCGTCCTGGATCGCGATGCGGTGATTCACGCTGCGCTCATGTGGATGAGCGAAGATAGCGTCCGCCAGATGGCATTCGCCAACGAGATCGACCTCGGCGAAGAGTTTGACGAAGAGTATGAAGATGACGGTCAGCCCGACGAATCGCAAGAGTGGGCAGACTTTGGTGAAGTTTACAGTGACGAACACGACGGAGTGTAATGATGGGATTTTATAACAAGTTGCAGGTTGAGATTCTTGAGTTGGCTGAGGATGGTTTCACCGCCCAGCAGATCACTAAGATGATCAACGAGAAGTATCGTCCGATTCTGGCGGACGGCATGCCGCTGGTCTTTGAGAGCGATGTCGAGGATCTGTTGATTGAGTATGGCGAGGAAATGCGTTATGGCTAATTGGGCTGAATACGTTGCTTTCGCCGCGCAAGATGCGCTGGTGAAGGTTCCGTGTCCGCGTTGTGATGGGTACTGGTTCCAGGATATTGAGCCAGAGACTGGTTTCCCATACACTTGTTTTTGTTGCGGGAACGATTCAATTTCGTTCCGTAAGTATGAAGTTGAGGAAGAGCATTATGTCTAGGACAAAGCGTGGCAACGTGGTTGCCAAGGATCTGCGCTCGCCGAAGTATGCGATGCGTGTGGTCCCTCTACACAAGCAGTACAATCGCGCGAAGGCAAAGCGTAACTGGAGCGTGGCATGACACTTGTACTCATTCGACTGGCAATCTACGGATTGCTGGTTCTTTATGCTGTCCCGATTCTTTTTCGGGACGTCAAGTATGTCCTGCAGTTCTGGGGTCTGGTGTGAACGACGAAGACATCGATGGTCCTGCGCCGACAGCTCACGTTCACTGCCAATTCTGTAGTGAATGGAAGCCAGCTGATATAGTTGAATTTCTTGACATTCAAGAAGACATTGACGGCAAAGATATCATGATTTTCTCTTGCCCTTCTTGTAAACATACGGTACAATCATTCGTGGTGCTGAAATATTCTGGAGATTAACATGAGTAACACGATGACATCGTTGATGGTTCGGCTAGTCATTTTGATGACTGGTGTTTGCGTTGGTATTGGTGTTTCGTTGGCGGCATCTTTTGGTACATTTGAAATGATTGTGACAGTTTTCTTGTCCACGATCACATGGCTTCTGGCTAACTATTTGGGATATTGGGAATAAAATGAAAGTTTATATTGGTCCTTACAAGAACTGGTTTGGTCCGTATCAGCTCGCTGAGTGGATCTGTTTCTGGACAAAATTTCGTGACAAGACTACCACCTATATGGAGAAGCCTGACTATGTTTACAAGTTGGGCGAGTGGCTTGCCTACGGCAGAATCTCACCCGAGAATAATTTCAATCTCGATGAACTCAACAATCTGATGCAGAGGGTCAAAGAGCGCGAGTATTACGAGACATGGCTGTACAAGTTTCTGTTTTGGATTGACAGCAAGAGAAAGCGCAAGATCAAGGTTCGCATTGACAAGTACGATACTTGGTCAATGGATAATACTCTAGCGCACATCATTCATCCGATGCTGGTACAGTTGCAGGCGACGCAGCACGGTTCACCTCTGATTGACGACGAGGATGTACCCGAGGAACTGCGTAGCACTTCTTGCGCACCAAAACAAAACGAGTGGGATGTTGACAACAATCACTTCCGTCGTTGGGACTGGGTGCTGAACGAAATGATCTTTGCGTTTGAGTCACGCACCCATGATGTCCTCGAACACGACAATGACTGGACTCTAGATGACCAGGAGCGTCACGAGGAGCGCATGCGCAACGGTTTCCGTTTGTTCGGCAAGTATTATCAGAATCTTTGGGATTGAAATGAAAACTCACGTTCGTATTCCATACAATCCACGCAAGCGAGAACATTTGCTTGCCTATGCACACTTTGTCAAGTATAATAGTTGGAAAGATGGATGTCAGTTTGAACTCAGTCCAGAATGGCTCGATGTTCCTTCCATGTGTAAGGATATGACGCTCAGGTATTATCTAGAAAGTGCGATGAAAAATTTATGAACGAACGAATTAGAGAACTTGCGGAATATTGCGGATACAATGGTGATTACTGCACTGAAGATTTTTCCCTAGAGATGTTCGCCGAGTTGATTATTCGGGAGTGTATTGATATTGTTCCTTGGCAATATGAAGAAAAAATAAAAAATCATTTTGGAGTTGAGTGATGCGTTTTAAGACAGACAAGATTATCAAGTCAAGAATCATCGAAACTGAATACGGTGTCGTGTATCGTTGCAACATGGAAGGAACCCAGTGGGAAAGACTTTATGGCGAAACTTGGGAGCCTGTGTTCTTTGGTGAAGAGGACGAGTGTGAAGAAGAATTCATTCGATACTTTTATGAAAAGAATGGAGCATGTGAGTTATGATGGTCTATACAAACACTCGCTTCAAGCACAAAAAGAAGCGCAAGGTCAATCCTGCTAATGTAGCCAAGAAGTTGACCAAGAGTCAACAGGCTGCGCTGTATGATCCTGCGCCGATGCCGAAGTACAAGACATACGATCGTTCAATACCTTCGTTGTCTACTTCTGCGCATAACACAGAGCGCACGGAGAGCACCAAGTACACTGGCACATTAGTCAAGGGCATTGCGACTATGCATAAGTCCAACGCTGTGCCGATCATTGATGAGCAACAGGCGATTGAGGTCGCCACCATGAGGAGAAACTAATGACTGATCGTTTTGATCTTGAGCAGCAGATTATGGGCTGCTGGCAAATTGTTGATGATCTCAAGGTTCTGTTTGAGAATGTGGTGGAAAATGAAAATCTAACCAAGGATGCAATCTCAAACGTGGTCCTGGGTCTGGAAGAACTTTATCAGATGAAGTTTGATAAACTGTTCCGCACCTTTGAGAAAGTCACCAAGGATGAGTGGAATCGCAGCTGGGAAAGGGGCATGGCTGCGGCTGCTGAATTTGAGCAAGCCACTAAGGCGAACTGGGACTTGATTGCTAAGGTTAACAGAGAACGCGAAGCAGAGATTCAACAGGCACGCGATTATCTGGCTAAATATTTGAATGAGTTCCCAGAGCATGATCAGGGCGACATTCGTGTGTTCGCTGCATATGAATTGCTCAGCGGGAATGATGAGCAAGATCGCTTCAACGAAGTCTTTGATAAGATAGATAAGATGATCGTTGAAGAAGAATCATTCCCTGATCGTCCACATGTTGTAGGAAACTGGAACGGAGATGTGGCTGAACCAGAGCAGATTGATTGGGTAGAAGAACAACAAAAGGAAAGACCATTTTAGTCTATCATAAATCTCCTTGTATTAGAGTATGCAAACTTGACAGCCAGAACGTGTGTACTGGCTGTTTTCGCACGCTTGACGAAATATCAGGCTGGATTCGTTTGACTTTGGAGGAGAGAGACTATATAATGAGAAGATGTGAATTGAGTAAAGCAAACACGTGAAAGTTAGTATAATTACACCAACAACTGGTAATCCAATGCTCGCTCACTGCATCACTTCGGTGCGTGAGCAAACCTATGAGAACATAGAACATATCGTTGTCGTTGACGGCAAAGAGCGTTTGGAAAAGTCAGTATCTGTTTACAATCACCTACGTTTCCCAACGTTGCCAGATGAGCACGTCTGCGTTCTGCCGTATCCTACTGGTATTGATCGCTACAATGGTCATCGCGTTTATGGCGCAGCCACCTATTTTGCTGATGGCGACTTTCATATGTGGCTGGATGAAGACAATGTGCTGGAACCCAATCACGTTGAGAGTCTAGTAAAGTTGGTGCAAGAAAAGAATTTAGACTGGGCATTTTCTTTCCGCAAGATCATTGACGAAAACGGTTTATACATCTGCAATGATGACTGCGAGAGTCTTGGGCTGTGGGCAAGTATCCTACACCCAGAAGATTATTTCGTGGATGTGAATTGTTACTTCATTAAGAAGCAAGTGGCTGTTGGAATCTCTCCTGTTTGGTATCGCAAGTTTCGTGAGCCAGGACAGATGGAGATTGATCGCGCAATTGCCACTGTGTTGATGCACAAGCAAAATAACTTGAAGTACGATACCACTCGCGACTACACAGTGAAATATAGAGTTGGTAACACAGGTCTCTCGGTGCAAAGAGAATTCTTTGAGAAAGGTAATGCTGAGATGCTAAGAAGACACAATGGTAATTTACCTTGGAGAGCAATATGAATCCGTGCATAGTTTCTTTCTTTATGGACAATGTCGATATGAAGACGGTTGGTCTTCAAAAGTCAGTGGTTGAGAAATACAATAAGAGTAAAGTGAAGCACTATATCATTAAAGTTGATGTGCCGCCAGGAGTTGCATATGACTACTTCTGGGCAATCAATGGATATAAGTGCCCACCAATGGCAGAGCATGACATTCCAAAACAAATGGAGCATGATGTAATCTTCTTCTTGGATATTGATGCTATTCCTCTACATGAAGATGCCATTGATTTGTTTATACAAGGTGCTGCTGATGGAAAGTTGATGGGTAATGCACAGCGATCCAACCATATACAAAACAATCAACATGTTTTTGCAGCACCATCTTGTGTTGCAATGTCAGCAGAGTCATACCAGAAAATGGGGATGCCATCTTCATATGAGAATCAGCGAGGAGATGTCACAGAAGAGTGGACTTACAAAGCCGAAGAATTTGACATACCAGTTGAATTGTACATGCCTTTGAAATTCGAAAGTCCACCACAAAGATATGCGTGGGAAGGTGATCAACCACCACACTGGGCACTTGCTGATGGTATGCCAGTTTATGGATTGGGTACTACATACGGAACTGCTGAAAAAGAATTGTTTTTTCACAACTTCCAGATTAGAATAGAAGGTCAGAAAGAAAGATTTTGGCGTAAATGTGAAGAGGTGTTGAATGGCTAATCGTTCGGATTTTCATAAGGCAAAGTTGCCACGTGTGCTCAAGCGAGCATTGACTATGGGTGAAGTGCGTGGCGCCGATGCGCACCAAGCAGGTGCACTAAGACGTATGTTTGTTGAAGCGCATGCTAATCATGTAGCATTTAAGAATCGTAGATCCGACCAGCATTATCGTGATGCTGAAGTTGATGAATGAATAATTGCGGGGTAGTTCAGTAGCAGAACGCTGGACTCATAATCCAGAGGTCGGTGGTGCAACTCCATCCCCCGCTACCATTTTATGCATAGCCTATCGGATTTAAAGAAACTCTTACGGGAACATGGACGGGAGATCTTAGATGCTCCTGGCATGTACTTACAAACTGATTATGAACTTTGGACAATGAAGTTTGATCAGTATTATTGCGATGGTGAATTGATCAAACGCAAAGACATTGTCAAATATCTAAAAGCAACACAAAGGAAAATCAATGAGCGTAAAAGCAGCAAAGTTAGTGACAGCCGAAGAAGTGCTGGGAGAAGTGGTGAGCGAAACAGAAAAGTTTCTAACACTAAAAAACCCCGTGGTCGTCGCATTACAGCAAACAAACGACGGTAGAATGGCAATGGGCTTCTTGCCTTTCATGCCATATGTGAATGAACCAGTCAAGATTCCACTAGACAAGATTGTAGTCCTAGAAGAAGTTGACGACAACATGAAGAACCAGTATAATACTGTCTTTGGAGGAATTGTTACTCCGCCCAAGACATTGATTACTGGATGAAGTTTTACACAAACATACAGCTCTACGGACGATTCATACTCTATCGCGGCATCGAAGACGGCAAACACTTTGCTCGTCGCGTAGAGTATCGTCCAACTTTCTTTGTTCCCGCAAAGAGCAAGTCAGAGTATCGCACTCTCAATGGTGAATATGTAGAGCCAATTGAACCTGGGAATATTTCTGACTGTCGCGAATTCCTTGAGCGATACAAAGAAGTTGATACATTCCCAATCTATGGGAACAATCGCTATGAGTATGCGTTCATTGCTGATGAATACCCAGAAGATATTTTCTGGGATCGCGATTCAGTCAATGTAACTTATTTGGATATTGAGGTCAGTTCTGAGAACGGATTCCCTGATCCAAGGGAAGCCATTGATGAGGTCATTGCCATTACAATCAAGCAAGGCAAGCAGATCACATCGTTTGGTTTAGGTGATTACACACCTGCAGAGGGTGTCATTTATTATAGGTGCAAAGATGAGCGTGAGTTACTTTCTCGTTTTATTGATTGTTGGTCTGTACGTTATCCTGATGTTATCACAGGATGGAACGTAAAGTTTTTTGACGTTCCGTATCTGCTTCGCCGCATTGTTCGTGTTCTAGGTGAGGATAAAGCCAATCTAATCTCACCTTGGAAAAAGATCAATGAGCGTGAAGTGTTCATGATGAATCGTGAGCAGCTGTGCTATGACATCTATGGCATCTCTACGCTAGATTATCTGGATCTGTATAAGAAGTATTCCTTCACTCCGCAAGAGTCATATCGTCTGGATCACATTGCGTTCTCTGAATTGGGTGAGCGCAAGTTGGATTATTCAGAATACGAAAGTCTACAAAATCTCTACAGGAAAGATTATCAGAAGTTCATGGAGTATAACATCCGTGACGTGGAACTGGTAGAGAGACTCAACGACAAAGGCAGATTGATTGAGTTGGCGCTGACTCTGGCGTATGACAACAAGGTGAACTACGAAGATGTGTTTACTCAGGTGCGCATGTGGGATGCGATCATCTACAATCATCTAAAGAAGAAGAACATTGTCATTCCGCAGATGAAGCGTGGCGTGAAGCACTCTGCGTACGAAGGTGCGTATGTCAAGGATCCGCAAGTTGGATCGCATGATTGGGTTGCGTCGTTCGATCTAAACTCACTGTATCCGCATCTAATCATGCAGTACAATATCTCAATGGAAACACTGATCAAGCCTGAGAAGTATTCCACTGAAATGCACGCAACCAAAGTCAACGTGCAATCTCTGCTAGATCAGACCAAGGATCTAGAATTCCTCAAGGAACAGAAAGCAACTGTCACTCCCAACTATCAGTTCTTCCGTACCAATAAGCAGGGGCTATTGGGCGAGATCATGGACAGCATGTATCAAGATCGTTCGCGCTATAAGAAACTTGCGCTACAGGCGCAGAAGAAAATACAAAAGGTCAAGGATGATCCAAACCAAGTAGAGTATCTGGAGAAAGAGATCTCAAGATACACTAACCTGCAGTTGGCAAAGAAGGTCACACTAAACTCTGCGTATGGTGCGATTGGTAATCAATACTTCCGATTCTTTGACGTTGCGATGGCTGAAGCAGTCACCACTGCAGGTCAGTTGTCTATTCGCTGGATTGAGAAGAAGATGAACGAATATCTAAACAATCTTCTCAAGACTAAGAAGGATTATGTCATTGCTTCTGACACCGACTCAATCTATCTGAATCTATCTGGTCTGGTCAAGCAGATGAAACTGGATACCAGCGATAAGAAGCGTGTGATTCGTTTACTTGATAAAGTCTGTGAAGAGCGACTACAGAAAGTCATTGATGATTCATATTCAGAGCTGGCAACTTATGTCAATGCCTATGCTCAGAAGATGCAGATGAAACGAGAGTCGCTGGCTGATCGTGCAATCTGGACTGCCAAGAAAAGATATATTCTCAATGTGTATAACAGCGAGGGTGTTGAGTACGCTGAACCCAAACTCAAGATCATGGGTCTTGAGGCAGTCAAATCATCAACTCCGTATGCGTGCCGCGAGAAGATTAAGGAAGCACTCAAGGTGATCATGGAGAAGGATGAGAACACAATGATTGACTTCATTGACAGCTTCCGCGAAGAGTTTAGTAGATTGCCGATTGAAGAAATTTCCTTTCCTCGCAGCGTAAATGGAACCACGCAGTATGCCGACGCCAAAGATATCTTCAAGAAAGGTACACCAATTCATGTGAAAGGTGCATTGATCTATAATCATCTAATCAATGAGAAGAGACTAAATAAGAAATACGAAACGATCAAGGAAGGCGAGAAGATCAAGTTTTGTTATTTGAAACAACCTAATCCATTTAGAAATAACACCATCGCATTCATTAATGCATTGCCAAAGGAAATTGGTGCTGATGAATACATCGACTTTGATCTTCAGTTCGATAAGTCATTTGTTGAACCTCTAAAAATTATCCTCGATTGTATTGGTTGGAGAATACAAAAGGTTTCATCACTAGAGGATTTTTTCGCATGATTACTGTCATAACCCCTACAATGTGGAAAGCACAAGAAATAAATGTAATGCTTCCAAAATTGAATGAGCATGAATTAATTGGCGAGATTATTATTATTGACAACGACCCAAGTCATAAGAATGAGAACACTTGTTCCTTATCCAAGGTGACTTATCTCACATTTGGCGAAAACATATACTGTAATCCTGCATGGAATCGCGGTTATGAAGTTGCTAAGTATGATAAGTTAATGTTTATTAATGACGACGCATCATTCACAATCACTCTAATTGATGCAATTCATGATGTCATAACTGAAGATAATGGTATGATAGTTGCAAGCCCAGAAAGTGTGCTCGAGTCGATTTCTGGTAACTATGTATTGAGAGAAACACCTAGTAAGAATATATCATTTAAACCAATACCACAACCTAGACATAAGTGTGCAATCACATTTGGTATACATAAAAAAAACTACACAATAATTCCTGAGCAATTAAAAATTCATCGCGGAGACACCTTCCTATTTGGTATGTGTATGAAAAACAAGAAACAGAATTTAGCAACACACAATGCTGAATTCAGAACTAAGATGTCAACTACAATCAGGTCAGACAGAAGATTTAGAGAAGTAACTAGAAAAGATGCTGAACTTGGTGCACAGATTTGGCAAGAATATGAATTGAGAGGTATAGTAAATTGAGAAATATACTATGATATTTCTATTATTTCTTGCAGGATTCATGCTATCTTCTGTAGCAGCATATTACTCAATTATTGGTCTCATCGCAATATTTCCTGGTGCAATGGTTGCTATTGTTGCTATGGGTGTTACGCTTGAGTTCGCCAAACTGGTTGCTGCATCATGGTTGTATAGATGTTGGGATACAGCTCCGAGATTTCTCAAATACTATTTAAGTGCTGCAGTTTTCGTACTTATGTTCATCACCTCTATGGGTATCTTTGGATTTCTTTCCAAAGCGCACATAGAATCATCTACTCCAACAGGTGATCTATCAGCCAAGGTTGAACTGATACAAACAAAGATTGATTCTAGATTAGAAGCCATTGATGCTGAAAAGAAAAATGTTGAAACTGCTAGAGCTGCCATTGTACAATTAGATGCTCAGGTAACTGCACGCATGGGTATTCTTTCCAGCACTGATGCAGCCCAAGGAATTAGATTACGCAGAGAACAACAGGCTGAGAGAGATCTGTACGCAACTCAAATACAAACCGCGCAGAATAAGATAGATGTATATAATCTAGAAGTGATAAGCAATCAAGAAGAAAAGACCAAACTGAATACTGAATTACGCAAGATAGAAATTGAGGTTGGTCCTCTGAAATACATTGCTGAACTTATCTACGGAGAAGAAGCCAAAGATCATTTTGACAGTGCTGTTCGTGCTGTAATCATTCTACTTGTGCTTGTATTTGATCCACTTGCTGTATTTCTATTATTGGCTGCAAACGTATCTCTGTTAGCAAGAACCAAAGAAATTGACAAACCAGTCAATACAGAGTATAATGATACTGATGGGAATGATGATAGTGATACCTATAATTTTATTATGGGTAATGATCATAACATAAAACCAGTTGATGAAAATGTAGTTGATCATAAAAGTGTTTGGATGCCTTGGTACAAGAGGAAATAATATGAGTTTGTTTAAAAATCTTTTGAAAGAAACTGGTAATGATTTTGCATCTGCTGTCGCTGACGGTACAGACGCTGACATTACAGGTTACACTAATACTGGAAGTTATGCGCTGAATGCGTTGCTTTCTGGTTCAGTCTTTGGTGGTATGCCAAACAACAAGGTCACTGCGTTGGCAGGTGAACCATCAACTGGTAAGACGTTCTACGCTCTGAATGTAGCCAAGCAGTTCCTGGAAGATAATCCAGAGGGTGGTGTGTTTTACTTTGAGTCTGAGTCAGCTGTCACCAAGCAGATGATGGAGTCTCGCGGAGTTGATACTGAGCGTATGTTTCTGGTTCCAGTGACTACCATTCAAGAGTTCCGCACTCAAGCAGTCAAGGTGCTGGATGCTTATCTGGAAGAAGATGAGAAGGATCGTAAGCCATTGCTAATGGTGCTTGACTCACTGGGTATGTTGTCAACTGAGAAAGAAGTCAATGACATGGCAGAGGGTAAGGACACTCGCGATATGACTCGCGCTCAGTTGATTCGTGGTGCATTCCGTGTGTTGACATTGAAACTTGGTCGAGCCAAGGTTCCGATGTTGATCACCAATCACGTGTATGACGTTGTTGGTTCTTACATTCCCACTAAGAAGATGGGTGGTGGCTCAGGTCTTGAGTATGCTGCATCTACCATTATCTTCCTCAGCAAGAAGAAGCAGAAGCAAGGCGATGAGCATGTTGGTAACATCATCACCACTAAACTGCAGAAGTCTCGCCAAACTATCGAAAACAAGAAGGTTGAAACTCTCCTGTACTTCGATCGTGGTCTGGATAAATACTTTGGTCTACTACAGATCGCTGAAGATGCTGGTCTGGTAAAGAAGGTCTCGAATAAATATGAGTTCGCAGATGGCACAAAAGCATTTGAAAACGCCATCATAAAGAATCCAGAAAAGTTTTTCTCTGAAGAGTTACTACAACAAATCGATGAAGTATGTAAGAAGGAGTTCCTCTATGGTCAAATCAATAACAACAATGCTGAAGAATAAAATTGCTACGTTACAATTTTGGTGGGCTGAAAAAACCATCCTTGAAGATAAGCATTTTAAATACAGCAAGGAAGTGCCAAGTGGTAGGGGTAATCTTGTAATTGAAATATTAAAGAAACCATTCAATGGCGTTGTAGTTGAAATCGTTGATATGAAAGTTTCTGAGATACAAGATGGTTGTGGTATGATTGACTTCTCAACACAAATTATGTATAATCGATTTAATGCTGATGTGACAACTGATAAATTCAATAGATTAGTTACTAACATTGTGCGTTTGATTTTCTTAAAGGCTGTAGAGAAGGTAGAGGTTAAGGATTTTTTCAATGAAGACAGAGATGCTAATATTGTTGAACTTGATGAAGAACGACCAGTTTCTACGGAAGTCTCTGCCGTACCTCAAAAGCGAGTATCTAAGAGAAAGCCCAGAAAGAAAACTGTTTCAAGAGATACAAAAATACTTCCTAAAGTACAACAACCCACCAAGTCCAAGCGCACTAAATCTCCTTCTGGAAGACAGAAGCGACCTGACTGAACACGAACATAAGTCGTGTCGGGAGATAGTCGATGCAATTTCCAAAGGAGTGGTGGAGCCAGATACTGCATGGCTATTGGATGAGACCGAAAAGTTTTGCCAAGAGCGCGCAGTTTACTTGGCTATCATGGACTCTATCGGAATCTTGGATGGGAAAGATTCTACGCGCACTAAGGGATCTATTCCTGCTATCCTTACTGATGCTCTGGCTGTGTCTTTCGATCCCAATATTGGTCATGACTATGTTGATCAATTTTCTAATCGTTACGACTACTATCATCGTGTGGAAAAGCGCGTCCCGTTCGATCTCGAATATTTCAACAAAATTACGAGAGGCGGTCTCCCGAAGAAATCGCTGACCGTCGCACTTGCTGGTACAGGTGTTGGTAAGTCTTTGTTCATGTGTCACGTGGCTGCTGCTTCGTTGATGCAGAACTTCAATGTTTTATACATCTCTCTTGAAATGGCTGAAGAGCGCATCGCTGAAAGAATCGACGCCAATCTACTCAACGTGACTGTGGACGATCTCATGCAGATTCCGAAGGATATGTATGAGAAGCGCATGAAGAAACTGCAAGAAAAGGTCAAGGGCAAATTGATCATTAAAGAGTATCCAACTGCGTCAGCGAATCCAAATCACTTTCGTGCTCTGTTGAATGATCTGGCATTGAAGAAGAAGTTCAAGCCTGATATAATCTTCATTGACTATCTAAACATCTGTGCCTCTGCTCGTATCAAGGCTGGCGCAAATGTCAACTCATATACTTACATCAAGGCTATCGCCGAAGAACTGCGTGGTCTTGCGGTAGAATTCAATGTTCCTCTAGTCACTGCCACTCAGACTACCAGATCTGGTTTCAGTAACTCTGATCCTGGACTTGAAGATACTTCTGAGTCTTTCGGTCTACCTGCGACTGCTGACCTGATGTTTGCGCTGGTTTCGACTGAGGAACTGGAGAATCTAGGTCAATTACTTGTCAAGCAGCTGAAGAATCGCTACAATGATCCGACGCTAAATAAAAGGTTCACGATAGGTATTGATCGAGCCAAGATGAAGTTGTTTGATCTGGAACAAACTGCTCAAACAGAAATCGTTGACTCTGGTCAAACCTTTGAATCAAAAACAAGCAAGTCAAAGTTTAGCGGACTCAAGGTGTAAAGATGGCAGATAAAACAGCATTACAAGAAGCAGCTCAAGCGTTGTTTTGTTCTTTAGCCGATTATTTGGGTGAAAAAGAAACTCTAAAGGTTTTTGATAAATCCGTATATAAGACATATGAAGAATTCATGACAAAATATGAACCAAAGGGTAACGAGAATATTTATCAAATAATAAAAAAAGCATACGATAAAAATGTAAATACACCAGGCGTCAGTTTAAAAGATATTGAAACTTTTTTGCAAAACGATAAAACTTGGTTTCATTCTTCGATCAATATTGCTAAGAAAATGATATCTGAGGTTAGTTCAATCAGTGCAAAATTTTCTAAAATAAAGAATGTGAATTGGTCTAACATAATTTATGTTCGTGGTGATGAAGAGGTGATGGGTAATATATTCAAGTTGTTTTCTGCCGCTAACAAAGCATTAAAAGAATCAGTTGGTAATGCAAAGGCATTCGGTGATATTAACAAATGGAGCCCAGCAGATATCTACTTTGCGTCAACTAATGGTAAAACAGTTATATCAGCATCTGTCACTAAATTAAATAAAACAAAATCTATAACATTTGATGAATTGAATGAATTAATTTCTGATTTAATTGAGAGTGGAGATTTATTACCACTATCTCTGAAGAAGCAACCTGGAGATGTTACTATAGAGAAAGTGAATTTTGATAGTAGCAAAAAAGTAATTCCATATGTGTATGCTGGAATTGGTGGATCTAAACAAGATAATAGATCTCTAATAGTTAGAATAAGTGAAACAGATAAATCTAAAGATCTTGTTTTCAGACATGATGCTTCTACTAGCACTAACAGCGGTGGCACATATAAACTTGAAATAAGACTTAAAGAAGCTCGTGGCGGATCTTTATCTGGTAATAAAATAATAGATACTATAAAAAAAGTTGATGCATCTTTCGCTTCTTCTTTAGAATCAACAATGAAGAAATCTAAAGCACAATTTGCAGATGAATTCAAAAAGAAAACTGAAGGAATCACAAAATCATCTCACCCAGATAGATATCGTGCTATTAGAGAAGAAGTCAGTAAAAAATATTTTGCAGATATAGTGAACAAAAAAATACAAGATTATCTGGAGAAAAATCGTAGAACTGGAAAATCCACTAAACTGATTAAAGCATTTGTATCCGCTGCATCTTCTAGTTCTCCCAATTCAGGTAAATATATAATAGCAAAATAATGAGGTAATTTATGTCTATATTGGTGACGGGTGGATGTGGTTTCATTGGTAGTAATTTTGTTCGTCGTTATGCAAGTCTATACGATGATCGAATCATGGTGCTGGATGCGCTGACCTATGCAGCCAATAAACAAAACATAGAAGGTACAGGGGCAGTTATCGCTGTTGGTAACATTGCATCGCGCGAGTTCGTTGAACCGCTGATACGCAACTTTCGCCCAAAGACCATTGTAAACTTTGCTGCTGAAAGTCATGTGGATAATTCCATTCGTGACTCTAAGCCATTCGTATACAGCAATGTGTTAGGCACTGTCAATCTACTTGATTGCGTATTGGCTGTTGATCCAAGCATTCGCTTTGTGCATGTTTCAACCGACGAAGTATATGGCTCGCTGAGTTCATCTGATCCAGCGTTCAGCGAAACCACTGCATATGATCCGCGCAGTCCATACTCTGCTTCCAAGGCTGCATCAGATCACTTTGTAATGGCATATCATCATACGCATGCTTTGGATACTGTAATCACCAACTGCTCAAACAACTATGGTGCTTATCAGCATGCAGAGAAGTTTGTGCCAACTGTAATTCGTAAAGCATTGAAGAATGAACCTATCCCTGTCTATGGCAAGGGTCATAATATTCGCGACTGGCTGTACGTTGAAGATCACTGCCAAGCCATCATTGACGTAATTGAGCGTGGTCGCACAGGACATAAATATAACATTGGCGGTGGATGTCAGGTGAATAATCTATTCCTTGCCAATCTAATCATTGACATGTGCCGCTCGGCATCAAAGATTGAATTTGTAACTGATCGCAAAGGTCATGATTTTAGGTATGATGTTTCTTATGATAAGATACATCTAGAACTTGGATGGAAACCAACTACCAGTCTAATCCCTGGTATGGAGAAAACCATTCAGTGGTATCGACAGAATATGGAGTGGCTTGAACTATGCAGACCCTCGGTGTCATCCTAGCTGGAGGCAAGTCTAGTCGTTTGTTCCCAGCAACACTTGTAACAACCAAACAAGTATTGCCAATCTACGACAAGCCTTTAATATATTATCCTATATCAACGCTAATGCTGGCTGGCGTTCGCGAATTCTTGATTATAACTAATCCAAAAGAGAAGCCAATCTTTGAGGAATTATTCTATGACTCAGAGAACACTCTGGGTATTAAAGTGATGTTTGCTACTCAGGATTATCCAGCAGGTATCGCTGATGCATTCAATATTGTAAACGAACAATTCCTTGGTGGTTATGATCGCTATGCCTTAGTTCTAGGTGACAATATTTTCTATGGTGCGGGCATGAGTGAGTTGTTACATGAAGCACATTACGACGATCAAGAACGCGCATATTGTTTCTTGACTAAGGTTCACGATCCTGAACGATTCGGTGTCGCAGAACTTTCAGATCAGGGTGGTGTGATGTCTATTGAAGAGAAACCAGAACATCCAAAGAGCAATCTTGCAATCACTGGATTGTATTTCTTCCCAAAAAATGTGTTGGATAGGATTCGTAAATTGAAACCCTCTAACCGAGGTGAATTAGAAATCACTGATCTATTGAAGACTTACATGGAGACTGGTGATCTAACAGGAATTAAACTGTGGCGCGGAGTGGTTTGGTTTGATACTGGTACACCAGATTCATTAATTGAAGCGTCTAACTTTGTACAAACTATACAAAAACATCAGGAAGTTTTGGTTGGCTCTCCGCACGAAATAGCGTATAATAAGTATTGGATTACAAAAGATCAACTAAACACAACTGCATTGCTATGTGGTAAATCATCATATGGCAAACTTCTTTCTTCTTTGGAGGATTAATGGAAATTGAAAGTTTAATTAGAGATATCATTCAGCATCATGGGATGCCTAAGTATGCATCATACAATCCAAAGGAGTTTAACCCAGAGAAAGATAATGTATTTTATTCTGGACCTTATTGGGATGAGAATGAAGTTATTGCTGGTGTGACTGCATTTCTAACTGGTAAATGGTTAGTTTCTGGAGAAAATGTAGCCAAGTTTCAATGGAGATTTTGTCGCAAGTTTAACGTGAAGCATGCACACATGGTGAACTCAGGATCATCTGCAAATTTAACGATGGTTACTGCATTGAAGAAACATTTGGGATGGAAAGACGGAGATGAAGTAATCGTATCTCCAGTTGGATTCCCAACCACCATTGCTCCAATTGTGCAAAATAATCTGAAGCCAACTTTCATTGATATTGAATGGTCAACATTAAATTTCGATTTAACTTTGATTGAGTCGAGAATCACAGATAGAACAGTAGCAATCTTTGTATCTCCAGTGCTGGGTAATCCACCAGACATGGATGTGCTGAGGATGATTGCGGAAAAGCATAACTTGGTATTGGTTGGCGACAATTGCGATTCATTGGGCAGTAAGTGGGATGGCAAGTTGCTGACCGACTACTACTATTCGTGGACAACTTCTTTCTACCCAGCACATCATATGACAACTGGCGAAGGTGGTATGGTCTGCTCTAATGACGAAGAATTGATTAATACTGTTCGTTCTATTTCATGGTGGGGTAGAGATTGTCGATGCGTTGGTTCTGCTAACCTCTTGGCTTGTGGTACATGTGGCAATCGTTTTGATAAGTGGTTGGAAGGTTATGATGGGATTATTGATCACAAATATCTTTTCACCAATATGGGATACAATTTAAAGCCACTGGATCTGCAAGGCGCAATTGGTATTGAACAATTGAAAAAGATTGATCAAATTGATGTCAAGCGCAGAGAAAACTTTTCGACTATCAAAGAAATGTTTGCTGTAGTTCAAGGTGTTAGAGTTGCTAGTAACTTAGAAAAGTCTGATCCATCTTGGTTTGGTGTACCATTGGTTTGCGATAACTCTAAGTTGAAAGAAGAACTGCAACAATTCTTGGAGGATAACAGAATCCAGACTCGTAATTATTTTGCAGGTAATATTTTATTGCATCCTGGATACAAACACTTAGATAACGCAGCAGACTATCCTATGTCTAATCTTGCGCTTTCCCATGTATTCTTTGTGGGATGCCCTCCACACTACAACAAGAGAGTGTTTGATTATTATAGATCAGTGCTAGAAAAATGGAGAAGTTTGCATGATATCGTATGATGCTATTTTGGAAATAGAAAATGGTGAATTGTGTGAGGAACCATTTAATCACATAATCATCGATGATTTCTTCACAGAAGACTTTGCAATTAAACTATCAAACCAATTTCCTGAATATAATAATTCTCCTTGGTATAACTATGACAATCCACTAGAAGTCAAGCGCGCAATGAATTTTTGGGATAAATTCCCACCAGAAACCTTTCAAGCATTTTGGATTTTGTGTCAACAGAAGTTCGCTTTTCTGTTATCTAGAAAATTCAACGCTCAATTGCATGCAGATTATGGATTGAATGGTGGTGGCTGGCATATGCACGGTAGAGGTGGTAAGTTAAACATACACCAAGATTATTCTATTCACCCAAAGATGAACATGCAGAGAAAGTTAAATATTATCATATATCTTTCACAAGAATGGGATTGCGATTGGAATGGTGGTCTGCAATTTTGGTCGCATGATGAGGAGGATTTCAGACCAAAAGAATTAGTCAAAACCATAGATGTGAGGTTTAATCGTGCTGTGATTTTTGACACTACTCAAAATTCTTGGCATGGATTTCCAGAACCAATTACTTGCCCAGAGGGAGTATATAGAAAATCGATTGCGGTGTATTATGTTATGAATCCAACACTAAACGCAGACACTAGAACCAGAGCACTATATTTCCCAACTAAAGAGCAAGAAAATGATCCTAATGTTTTGAGGTTGATTGAATTGAGGAGGGATGTGCAGAGATGAGTGAACCTAAATTGATAACTGGAATGAATGAAGTAACTATCTTCGAAGATCATAGAGGTGGTTTCACTGAATTATGGAACTCAACTAAGTCACCATTCAGTTCCTTGTATTTCATACAACAAAATGTTTCATTGAACAAGAAAAATGTATTTCGCGGACTACACTATCAAGAAGAATATCCCCAAGGTAAAATGGTATATGTGATGAGAGGTCGCGTTATAGATTTCATTATTGACTTGAGGAAGTGGTCTCCTAATTACAAGAAAGTTCAGATGTATGAGTTGAGTGAGGATAAACTAAATTATCTTTGGGTCCCCCAGCACTTTGCTCATGCGTTTTTGAGTTTAGAAGACAACACTGCATTCTGCTACAATGTATTTGATAATATTAGATACCCAGAGGACGAACGCTGTGTTTCATTTTTGACTGTGCCAGAAATAGTCAATGAGGTGGTAAAACATGTTCTTCTTGAAGACATTATCATAACTGATAAAGATCGTAATGGTTTACACATAGATGAGGCACCTGACTATGATTGAACGAGTTTTGTTGTTTGGATCTAATGGACAAATCGGTAATTCAATGATTGAATTGCTGGAGACATCGTATTCTACAATCGCAATGAATAGCGATAACATAGATTACAATTCTAGAGAAGAATTGGATAAGTTATTCAAGTTCATCAGACCCCATCATGTGATCAATTGCGTGGCTTATACTGATGTAGATGGAGCTGAGAAGCCAAACAATCATGATAAGTGTCGCTATCTGAATTATTCTTTTCCGCTACACTTAAATTATTTGTGCGCTCAGTATAATTCCCAGTTCATTCATTTTGGAACGGATTATGTCTTTGATGGTACTAAAGAATCCTATACAGAGAAAGATTATCATAACCCATTAAATTTCTATGGATCAACTAAGTCTGAGATTGAACGATCATTGAATTATAGTAAGACCAAACTTTTCAGAGTCCAGTGTGTATATTCTGGTAGAAATAAGAACTTCTATAAGAGCATTGATGCATTGGCTGATAAATTGGAATCCATCAATGTGATAGATGATCAGATCACTTGCCCAACTCATGCTGCCTGGATTGCAGAAATGGTCTTCAATGTATTAGATGAACCCCAATATGGTATATTTAATCTAAATCCTGACGGTAATTGCAGTTTTGCAGAATTCGCAGAACTTATAGTCGGAGATAGATGTAAGATTAATAAGATAACTACAGAGGAATACGTTGCGTCCAAGACCAAGAGACCGAAAAATGGTGTTCTGAATAATTCCAAGTTCAAGCAAACCTTTAATTTTTCTTCTCTGCCTACATGGGATCAAGTATACAAAAAGTATAAATAAGAGAGTAACAATTCCCACAGAGTGGATAAATGCTATCATTTACATCGTTCCTAACAGAAGCCAAAGTCGAGAAACTAAAGCACCTAGAGCACGCTGAAGATCATATTGTCAATTCGGGCGCAGCTGGTTTTGAGCATGCATCCAAAACTCTAATCGGCGTTCATAACGCACTTCAGGGACGTAAATCTCGAGTCAAGATCACCACCAAGTGGGACGGTGCACCTTCTATCGTCTTTGGAACTCATCCTGAGAATGGTAAGTTCTTTGTTGCTTCTAAGTCTGCATTTAACAAGAATCCAAAGATCAATTATACTGACAAGGATATCGAAAAGAACCATGGGCATGCTCCTGGTCTAGTCGAGAAACTCAAGCATGCGCTGGCTCATCTACCCAAGGTCACACCAAGAGGTCGTGTATTTCAGGGTGACATGATGTACACTCCAGGAGATGTTTCTTCATCTTCTACGCATTATAACTTTAAGCCAAACACCATCAACTATTCTATTCGTAAGGACAGCGAAGAAGGCAAGAAAGTGGGTAAAGCCAAGGTGGGCGTGGCTGTGCATACCGAATACAAGGGTCGCACACTAGACTCAATGAAAGCGCACTTTGGTCCTAATGTCAATTCTTTTGGCAAGCATCGCGACGTCCATGTAATTGATACTCAGACTGGAATTGAAGATCTCAAAGATACCTATAAGCCAGAGCATCGTCGTGAATTTATTTCTTCTATGCGCAAGGCTCAACAGTTACATCGCGGTCATGACTATCGTCATCTACAGGGTCATGAGATGCACGTTGCCACTTATATCAATCAGAACGTGCGCAGTGGTGAAACTGCATCCGTAGAGGGATTGATGAGACACGCTGCAGCTCGCAACGCAGCTGCTGGTTCTAAACTCAAGTCAGCTGCAGGTAAAGCCAAGGTCGCTGCAAAAAATTCAGCAGATATGGAACATATCAAAAAGAACAAAGCCGCATTTCAAAGAACTTTTGAGATTCATCGTCACCTACAAAATGCCAAGCATGCATTGGTAGATGCGCTAAATGATAGCGGTGATTATGAACATAGCATTGAGGGTAGAAAGACTAGCGGAGAAGGGCATGTTGCTATTATCAATAACATGCCAACCAAGTTAGTCAGTCGTCGTCAAGGAGACTTCGCTGCGTCGAATCTTCTTGCTGGTGGTGTCAAAGCAAAAATGGCAGAAAGAAAATGAGCAGAGCAACATTCACATACGGTCGCTTTAATCCTCCAACAGAAGCAGGACATGGCAAGTTAGTGAAGCAAGTCATGGATCATGCTGAAAGCACTGGTGGAAAGCATTATATCTTTGCTTCTCATTCTCGAGATTCGGAAAAGAATCCTCTATCACATCAGGTCAAAACTAGAGCTATGCGCAAGATGTTTCCTGGCGCAAATGTTGTTTCCAAGAAACATCCAAATCTAATTGGTGTAATGCAGCATTTAGAAAAACAGGGTCACACTCATGTCACAATGTACGCTGGATCTGATCGTGTTCCAGAGTACAAAAGAATTGTGAATAAATACAATGGTAAAGATTTTAAGTTTAAGAAAATTGAAGTCAAGTCAGCTGGTTCTCGCGATCCAGATGCTGAAGGTGCGGAAGGTATGTCTGCCTCTAAGTTGCGTGGGTTAGTTTCCGCTGGTAAGCGCAAAGAGTTTATTTCACATTATACAAACAGAAAACTTGGTGCTGAAATTCACGACAAGGTAAAAAAAGCAATGAGCGAATCAAGAGCATTATTCTTATTGGGCGGTCCTGGCAGCGGCAAGGACTATGTCATCAATAATATCCTATCGCGTTTTAACGTCGTTGAAGTGCAGATGGATCAGATTCTAAATGGATCAATCAATGAAGTATTGGAGTCTGGTTCCAATCTACTCATCAATGCTCCAATTGATCTGGAGAAGATTGCATTGGTTCGCGCGACTCTTGGTGAATCCTATGAGTTTGATTACACTCTAGTGTCAGTGACCAATAAGGTCAGTCGTGAGCGCAATGATATGCGTGCTCGTCCAATGAATGAATCTACTCGTATTCGCAAGTGGCTAGATGCTGAAAGAACCACAGATATGTTCGAAGGCGTTTTCAAGTTTGAGAATTCATTGAATCTTTCTGAAGCATCACAGAAAGAACTATCTGTATTCCAAATGCAAATTGAAGCATTCCTAAAGTTCATGATTGAGAACGGCTATGTCTTTGAGAAAAAGGTTGCTGAGCCAACTGGAGATCTAAAGAAGGCTTGCTGGAAGGGATACACTGCCGTTGGGATGAAGATGAAGAACGGTCGCAAGGTTCCAAACTGCGTGCCAGTTGAAGAAAGTGATAATCTAAAGGGCACTCCAGTAGTTTCTTTGGCTGATGTTTCTAAACCTAGTGATTTTAGAAAAGATCGCTATGGAAGAAATGTGCCCAAGAAATTGAAGAAAAATGATCCAAGAGTGAAGTATGTGAAAGAGGCAGTTGGAAAAGAATCAAAGATCGTTCCAGTAACTGGAATGGGTGGTGTGCAAGGATTTCGCGTCACCAATCGTAGACTCAAGCAATCAAGATCTTTCAATAATATGAAAGATGCTGAAGCCTATGCTGCCAGAGGAGGCAAGCAACAGAAGGAAGCATTGGAATATGGTACAACGGAAACCAGAAATGCTTATGCTTCAATGACTCCTGGACAGACAGTTGATACCACACCAACTTTGAAAACAAAGAAACTACCAAAGAGCAAGAAAACTCCTGGTGAAGATTATGATGCTAGAATGGGTGGCTCAGGTGGATACGCTGTTGGTTTGACGCAAACTGAATCAGTATCCCTAGAAGAAGCAGTACAGTATCATCTAGAGAATCAGATTCCGTTCGCTGAGAATATCTTCCGTCCAGGAAGTGATATGTTCTTTGAACTGATCCGTGAAGCCAAGAATCTATATGCTAATGGTGACTACACTCCTGCTGATGAATACGAACAGGAAGTGCTAGAAAGTGATCTAGGTGAAACCGCAATGTACGAAGGTATGGAAGTGCTTCTTGACTTCCCATTCCTAGAAGAAGAAAAGACGCCAAAGCATGTTCGTAAATTGAGCAAAGATGAGGCTGACGAAGAAGAAGCTGTCAAGACTTCGATTCAGAAAGAAGAAGCCTGTTGCGATGACTGCGACGATTTGAACGAAGAAGATGAAACAGGTGGTAAGGGCATCGGCAAGCCATGGCGTGAGGGTGGTGGCGGTGCTGTCTATGTGCGCACAGGCGATGGTGGCGTCAAGAAGGTTCGCTTTAGTCAGTCTGGAATGGCAAAGAAATATCGCGATCCAGGTCGTTTGAAATCATTCATGGCTCGCCATAATTGCCTAGGAAACAAGGATAAGACTTCGGCTTCCTACTGGGCATGCCGTTATCCAAGATTCTTCAGCAATAGTGGTCAACTATGGTGGTAGACGAAGATCATCCTTACGATGATCAGAAACTAAATAAGACTGAGTTCATACGCACCTTTTCGTGCGATGTGCTCGATGAAGAATTGAAATGGCACTATGATCTAAATGATCGTATTGTTGAGGTTTTGCAGGGAGAGGGTTGGGAACTACAGTTCGACGACGCTCTTCCTAGTATGCTGAAAGTTGGTGATGTAATCTACATTCCCGCTAGATTGCATCATCGTATAAAGCGCGGGACAACGGATCTAAAACTTAGAATAAGAGAGTACGATAATGGCTGATCTACCAAAGATGTGGGGCAAAATGTCATCGGCTTTGCAGAAGAAGTGGTGGGCTGCTCACGGTGGTGGCAAACCATTCCCATCAGCAGAAGGCAGATCGGCTGCAGCTGCAAAGAGATCACCTGCAAAGAAGGGTGTGGCAACCTCTGAACTAAGTCGCGGCGAGAAAACTGCATCAGGAAAGATATCAGATGTTCGTCGTGAAAACATGCGTCGAATGAAAGCAGCGATGGAACGTGGAACTGCTGGTGCGCCACAAAAGACTTCAGGTGCAGGTGGATCTGGAGCATATAGTCCATCTAGCATGAAGGACATTAGAGCAGCAATCAAATCAGGGGCTGGGGTTCGCACAGGCTTGGCTGGGCATTCAAATTACGATGAGGTTCTTCCAGAAAAGGATAAAAAGAAAATGAAAGAAGAAAAAGATCTAACAGGTGCACTAAGAAAGTCCATCGAAAGCAAAGGCAAGCACACAGTTACTCGCAACAAGGCTGGAACTCTTGTTCTGCGCAAGATGAAGAACGAAGAAGTCGAGCAGGTGGATGAAGGTGCATCTCGACATTTGAGATATACTGGAACAGTAGGCGGTCAAGATTATTCTATGACGATTCCAAGAAATGGTGATCTTGAAGATCACATGACTGCCAGAAAAATTAAGAAACAGAATCCTCATCTTAAACCACACCATGTAACAGCACTCGTTAATGCTACTGGTGAAGACGAAGAGCATGTTAATGTGGAACATGGAGGTAAAAAATATAAGGTTCACGTTGTTAATCATCAAGAACCAAAAATGGTATACAACGAAGAAATCGAACAGGTGGATGAAAATTGGGTGAGTTTGAGCACCCCGATCGGAGCAGGTTACAGGTCTATAGAGGATCACGAGAATAATCTAAAGGCAGCAGGTGTTTCTTTTCGCAAAAAACGCTCACCATACGAAAATCACGTTGCGTTTGAAGTTCCTCCGAAACATGAACGTAAGGCGAAGAAGATCCTTTGGCGAGAAGAAGTCGAGTACATCGAAGAAAAACTAACAGCAGGTGATCCAGCATCAAAGTGGATCTCTGACTTCGTGCATTCTGACAATCCTAAGTTTGAAGGTAAGAGCAAGAAAGAGCGTATGAACATGGCTCTTGGTGCTTACTATGCAAAGAAACGCGCAAAGAATGAAGAAGTGGTGCAGGAAAAACTAGATCCTGTTGGTTCTGAAACTACAGACATCAATAATGATAAGAAAGTAGACAAGACAGATGCTTATCTGCATGCTCGTCGTCAGGCGATTGGCAAGGCAATTGCCAAGAAGAAGGGGTTGTAAAATGGCAAAAGTAGGACAAAGAGGTCGTTTGGTATTAGATAAGAAGACATCAACAGGTGCTGGGTTTAAAGGCAAAGTCACCAAGGTTGAGGGCGGCATGGTTTATTTACAACTTGATGGTGAAGGTAAATTTGGTCCTCGCACCGTAAAAGGATCATTGAGCCGTTTTAGGGCTGAAGATACCAACTCGGAGGGCGATACGATGAATGAAGCCATCAAACCTAAGAGTAAAGAAGACGAAGGCGAGTATGGCTACGAAGGTGACATGGCAATGTCTCAGTTGCGTAGCATCATTCGTAACTCTCAGGCAATGCTGGACAATCTAGAGCCAGAGACAGATCTACCTGAATGGGTGCAGTCTAAGATCACACTAGCCAAAGACTATATTGAAACTTCTGCTAATTATCTAATGTCAGAGTTGGAAGAAGAAGTCAAACCAGTGGATGAGGGTCTACTTAGTGGAACACTCAAGGTTGCTGGAAAGGTTTTCAATGCTCCAGCATATTCTTGGGCTGGCGAGAAATTGGAAAAGCGCGAGAAGGCTAAGAAACTAGCAGCAGAAAGGGCTGCAAGAAAAGCCAGAAGAACAACAAAGAAAGCGCAAACTAAAGAAGTATCTGAATCAGCAGAGCAAAATGATCGTGTTAAGAAAGTGATGGATAAGTACAGAGGTATTCGCAATAAAGTAAATACCAAACCAGAATTAGAAGTAAGTATTCGTAACACTTCGCCAAATATCATGGGAAATATTCCTGGACATGAAGGACCAAAACCAAATGCAAACTTTTAAGCAATTTCTAGAGGAAGAGGAAGATCTGTCTATTGAAATAGAAGCAGATCAATTTGTTGCTCAATTGGACGATATCAATGATGCATTAGATGCAGTCACTGAGGATCCATTTGTAAACAGCGCAGTGTTTATCAATGCTGTTCGTGGTACTCTAGAAAGATTTGGTATTCTGATTCCTCCTGGATATGAAATGCCAATGTTAAGTCTAGATGCAGAGACAGTTTATTCTCTCGGCGAGTCTGGATATTTCTTATACATTACTCACAATACTACTCCAGATGTTGGCGTAGATGGATATGCAACCATTGTAAATCAAGAAGATCTAGATGATCTACTTCAGATGGAAGACCCAGAGCCATTGGAGCCAATTCCAACTGTATCTCCATATCTTCGCCAGACACGTAGAACTAACGACGACAGTGGTAACGATAACGAATATTAATTTATGTTGTATGATCTAAACCATGATACAATCTTGATCTACGCTATCAAAAGTTATGATAATCTTAACTATGTAAAAAGCGAGTTTCAAGAAGATTACAAAGCGTTCAAGTATGTCAAGAGACTGCTACAACGCTATCGTATGTCAGGTGAACTTAGAGAAAAGTTATTGCTAAATCATCTGAATCTGATATACAATGTGTTTGGTGTAGAGGCAGGAACGAGAATACTATTTTATAAGATTGACGAACAAGATTATAGTGCATTGAAAACTTTTTGCGTGTTTTTAAATACAATGCCAGATAGGATTTCGGGAATCAACGGCAAAGATTTAATTTCTAGTGACATACCTGTAGATCTAAAGATAGTAGAACTGTTAAGGAAAATTTGATGGAACAGGAAAACATAGACGAGGCTGGAATTGTAAAAGTTGGAAAGCAATTCGCTCATCATCGAATCACATCTAAGAAAAAGAAATCAATGCTTCAACGAATCAAAGATAAAATTGTTGGCAAAAAGAAATATGACAGCGATGAAGTGTATCTAAACGCAGAAGATGCTGCAGTCATGAGCGTCGGTGCTGGAGTTGTTGCTGGCATGCCAGATGCTGATCCACCAGAACTCACTCCTGTTCGAAAGAAAAAGAAGTTTAAGGTACTTAGAAGAAGACTAATGGGTGAGGGAAGAGTCACCACCAAGCCAACAGGTAATGGTTTCCATAGAGTGTTTGTAGATGGTGAAGAACATCCGCACGTTCATATTGTAAATGGTTCTGGTGGAGTTTCTGGATATGGTCGCAACGTATATGGTATACATTATAGCAAAGCCAATAAGACTCGCTGGATTGGTAGTCTAGCAAAGACTAAAGCGCATCTAAACAAAATGCTAGATGATGGTGCGATGTGATGTTGAGATTCAGTGAATATCTAAATGAAAGCGGACCATTGCGCAAACCTAAGAAACTAAAGCCATTGAAAGATAGACTGAAAGGTGGTATTCCTGGTGCTGTAAATCTAAACGCATGGATGGACGAAAAGAAGCGTCGCAAGATTGAGTATATGAAGAACCGTGAAAAGCGCGATGAAAACACTTGATGAGAAAAAGAAACTTGCGAAATTTGCTAGAGGATTGGGACAACCAGATCTAGCACTTGAAGAATCAATTCGTCGCGAAGAAGAATTAGAGTCTCGTCTGTTCGCAAAGCCAAAGCCAGCAGAGCCAGTGATTCCAATTCTCAAGGAAGAACTGCCTCCACCTCCTGCACCTGCAGTTGAGATCCCAAAGAAAGAAGATTTGATTTCGCAAACAGTCAATGCGATCTCAAGTCCAAAGATAACTAAGCCACCGATGCCTGATCTGCAGAATGCTGAGATCAAAGCCATTCGCCAGCAGATTGCTGATCTGGTGCAAAAGATGGGAACGCTATCTTGGGGTGGCGGTGGTACTGGTGTAGTCAGAATAGGCGATACAGATGACTTTGATAAGACGTCATATGGTGAGGGTAAATTCCTCAAGTGGTCTCAGGGAATGTTTCGTCTTGATGAGATTAATCCATATGAAGTTGTGCACAACACTACGCTGGTTACAACATCTTCTTATGCAGTAAACGACACTGACTATTACATTGGTGTCAACGTAGCGTCAACTGTAACAATTACATTACCAATCACACCAAGTTCTGGTCGTGAGTTGATTGTAAAAGACGAATCAGGCAACTGCGAAAATAACATCATCACCATCGCAGGGAATGTGGATAATGACGCAGGTGGTTTAGAACTTGCGTTAAATAATGGTGGTGTTCATCTGTTATATAGAGATGGTTGGAGAGTGGTATAATGTCATATTTGTATACAAGAAATATTAATGTTCAGAACAATAACACTGTGGTCACCACAGCGAATCCTCTCCCTGTTACCAGTGGGATTCATCCAATAGATGTGGCTGGTGCTTCTGGATATTCTGCGTTTGGCGAAATTATCACAGTTCCGATCACTCCGCAAATTCAGTTGGATGGTATTTACGGTGTTCTTCCTCGAGATGTAGAAACTTTTACTAGCGGAACTGGGGTTGCCACAACTGAAAACTCAACCATGGTTACTTATAGCGGCACTGGCTGGGGTGACTATGGCGTCTATCGTAGTCGTAGGGTGCTGAGATATCGTCCTGGACAGGGTGCGATGGCTCGATTTACCGCTGCGTTCTCAACTCCACACGCTAATACTATTCAGCGAGCAGGTTTCTTTGCGCTTGAACAGGCAATCACCATCGGTCAAGAGGGTGAAGATTTCGCAATACAAATTCAAAACGGCGGCAAGGCTGAGATTCGTAGACTACAGATCACCACTGCGCCAACAGGAACTCAGACTGCTAACGTGCAACTCAATGGAACATACAAAGAAGTAACCATCTATTCTGGATCAGCATCAAATACTGCAGCCACCATTGCGAAGGCATCGTTCCCAGGATGGACTGTTGAGCAAGTTGGTGCGAATGTAAACTTCATGGGCGCTGGTGTTGGTGCTCGAAGTGGTGCGTATTCTTTCACTAGCACTGGAACAGGAACTCTCGCAGCTGGATCCTTTACACAATTACAGGCTGGTCTGGCTCACAATCAAACTACAGTATTACAAGAAAATTTCAATATTGATACATTGGACGGCAATGGTCCTAGCGGAATGATTCTTGATCCAAGCAAACTCAACGTGTATCAAGTAAATTTCCGTTGGTTGGGTGCTGGTGAGATTCGTTTTGCGATTGAGAATAGTATCAATGGAGATATGATATTCTTCCATCACTATCACTACTCCAATAGACACACAGTTCCTCATGTAGACAATCCAAGTTTCAAGATTGGCTATATTGCTGCGGCAACTGGAGGTCCGTCAAGTAACGTGTCCGTTCGTGGTGCTTCTATGATGGCTGCGATTGAAGGTTTAACAATCGCTGCTGGTTCTCCTGTCAGTGTTGGTAGGTCAGCTCCTGGCGTTAATTTCTCAGCGGGTAACCTACATCATGTTATATCCCTAAGACCAAGATTAATCTTCAAGAATAAAATAAATCTGCGCGCAACAAAACTCAAGAAAATCACAGTGGCTGCACTAACTCAAGGTGTAAACCCACCGCCTGTGATCATTTACCTCTATGAAAACCCAACAAGTTTCACAGGTACATTTGACTGGACTGAAATAAGTGAATTTTCAAGCGTGGTATATTCAAACAGTGCTGGTAACTTTGTGTTAGCGAATGAAATTCCTCTGGCTTCCTTTGTTATTTCTGGAACTGCAGATCTTGATCTAGAAAACTTAAATATCAGTATACCACCAAATAATATTCTATCCATTGCTGCAATATCGACTGCTCAAATATCAGATCTAGTTGCTGCTGCAGTTTGGTTGGAGGAATAATGGAAATTACAACTGAACATAAAAATATATCTAAAGCCAGTGCAATCACTGTATTTACTTTGTTATTGATTAGTGGTGTGTATAAGATTGGTTATGAAGCAGGCAAGATTGAAACAGCAGAAAGCCTGCAAAAACAAGTTGAATATTGGAAGGAACAGTCGGGAAAAATAACCGAACGAGTCGTGATTGAGTACGTTGATCGTATCAAAGAAGTTGTCAAATGGAGAACTAAAAATGTTGAAATTATCAAATTGGTTCCTAGTGTTTGTGAGTTGCCTAATGGTTGGGTGCACGTCCACGATCGTAGTGCGCAAGGTCGTGATGCCGACCCCACCAGAGCAATTAATGACACCCCCAGCGGAATTGAAGACGTTGAAGCCCTCGGAACCATCGTAGAAAACTACGCTGCATGCCATGAAAATCGTGAACAATTACTCGCTCTGCAAAAATGGATCCGTGATCAAGAGCAAGAAATTATAAATATGAATACTGCAGAAGCAGGGACAAAAGAAGAATAACAATGGCTGAAATGCAAGATTTACTCAGTTGTAAGGCTGAATTAGACGCGAAGATATCTAGACTAGAAGTTGAGATGAGTGCTCTTCGCGAGAAGGTTTCATTTTTTTCTGTTATCTATGGAAAGTTTGATGAAACGCTGGATAAGGTTCAGGAGCTGATGGAAGATAGAAGAAACGAAACAAACGAAGATCTCAAAGACGTCTATAAGAAAATTGAAGATACAGAAAATCATCTAATGCGCGAACTACGTGAACTCCGTGAAGAAATGAAACGCCAACACGAAATTGAGAACAAGAAGATTCACGAGTTAGACCGCTGGCGTTGGTGGGTCATGGGCGCAGCAGCAGTTATCGGTGCAGGATTCTCAAAGATTATTGATATTTTGAAATAACTTGCTTTTGATGTGATTCTATAGTATGATTAGAGTATGAGCATATACATTGATCGTAAATACCTATCCAATATCTCTCACAAACTAGATCGGTTCACTCAGAAGAGTCCCGATCTTTACAACTTTCGCTGTCCGTCATGCGGCGACTCAAGAAAGAATAAGAGTAAGTCTAGAGGATATATCTATCGCAAGGGCAATGATTTTTTCTATCGTTGTCATAACTGCGGTGCAGGTACAACTTTTTCAAACTTTCTAAAGAGCGTTGATGAACCAGTACATAAACAATATGTGCTGGAGAAATTCATGAACGGTGCACCAAAGAATGCACCAGTTGAAAAGCCAACCTTTGATGAACTGAAGGGCAATGCGTTCGCTCGATTTGCCAAGACCTCATACAATCCAAGCATACAAAGCATTGCTGAATTGCCAGAGGATCACTATGCGGTCAACTATATAAAGAATAGGATGATTCCTTCATCCCGTTGGGGCGATGTTTATTTCGCCGAGAACTTCAAAAACTTTATGGATCTGGATTTTCCAGACCATGGCAAAGAAATCCTGCCAGAGGATAGTCGAATTGTATTCTTCTATCGCGACGAGGATGGTAAGGTCAATCATGTCGCTGGTCGCGCCATGGCTGATAGTAAACTGAGATATATCACTGTAAAGGTTGCGGATGGAAGAAAAGCCTACGGACTCGAGCGAGTTGATCGAACCAAGCGAGTATATATCGTTGAGGGGCAGTTTGATTCGCTATTTCTTACCAATGCTGTTGCCAGCGGCGATAGCAATCTTTCTGGGTTGGCTGAAGCCTTGGAACTGGACGATGTAGTTCTGGTGTATGATAATGAACCAAGAAACAAAGAAATCGTGAAGCAAATTGAAAGATCTATTCTAGATGATTATGCGGTTTGTATGTTTCCTGATAATGTAAATGGAAAAGACATCAACGAAATGATACTAAATGGTTTGACTGCTGAGGAAATAAAAGTTATCATAGACAAATACACTGCGCGTGGATTGACTGCGCGCATGGACGTTTATGCTTGGAAAAAGTGTTAGGAGAAATTATGTCACATGTATTAGAAGGTAAAAAGATACCCAACGTGGTATTCAAGGTTCGCGTTCCTAGTTTTGAGGCAACTCAACAGGGAACATGCGCAATTGAAATTTGGGAAGATGTAAAGAGCCGCGATCTATTCAAGCGCAAGCGCGCAATTTTGTTTGCACTTCCTGGCGCATTCACTCCAACCTGCTCAACAAAGCAGCTGCCAGGATATGATCGTATGTTCGACACATTCAAGGAATATGGAATCAAGAACGTCTACTGTCTATCTGTCAATGACTCATTCGTCATGAACGCATGGGCAAAGGATCAGGCACTCAAGAATGTAAAGATGATTCCAGACGGCAG